TTATTAGACCCTAAAGATGCTTGGAGTTTTGCTGGAGCTTTGCACTTAACTTATCCTTACGCTGGGCATTTAGATAATCCTTATAATCCTACTTTTGATTTAAACTGGTTTGTACCTAAACAACTATATTATGACTTCAGTTACGGAAATAAATTTGATTTGTCTTATAGCAACAATAATTGTTACAATATATATTGGAAAAAATATATAGAGGAGATTACTGACAAGAATAGCAAGATACTTGAATGCAACTTAGCACTAAGACCACACGACTATCAAGAATTAAACTTTAGAAAAAATTACTACATAGATGGCAGCTACTGGAGATTGCTTAAAGTAGAGGATTTTGACGCAATGTCTGAAGATACCACAAAGTGTATGTTTTTAAGCGTTGAACCTAAAGATGTATTTGTACCAGAGGTTAAAAAAATTAACGGAGGTGTAGATGACTTTGTAGACGATACGCCAGTACCAATCGGAGATATGCTTGTAAGCCCTAACGGAAATAGCGGTACTGGTTTAGACACTTTGCAATTTGGGGATAGTGTTAAAGGTGGTACTCGTTCTATTGTGGCTTCAAGTAATGTCAAGCAGAGTCTAAACTCTAAAAACTCGCTAATAGTAGGTAGCGATAACACAAGCATTATGGCAGATAATCTTTCATTAATTAATAGTCCTCTTGTAGTAAGTAATAGACCAGACGAAACTTATATTAATGGACTATTTGCAGAAAAGCTAAAAACTATTGTATTGCCTTTTGATGTATTAACAAACTTAGAAACAGAAATACAAACTTTGCCATCTCTACCAGATGACGAATTTTATGAGATTACAAGAGGGTATGTAAGGTTAGATGGAAATGCAACAACTGGTGGAAGTCATCAAGTAGATATAGTTACAGACGATGCTTCAGAGCATTTATTAGCTAAGATTGCAAGCTCATTTTTTAATACAGATAACAATACAGACCTTATTGAAGTGTTCGCACACAATACAACCCCTATACACTTTGGTAGTGGGCTTAAAATAACGACTAATTCAGCAATGTCATTTGATGCTGGTACGTCATTAATAATAAACTTAGTATACAGAATAATTAAACTTTAAGATATGGCAGCAGATAGAAGAGTAGCATTAGAATTAATAATCAATCTCCAGAAAGGAGATATGACAATAGAGGAGCTTAACGAGCAATTAAAAGAGGCTAAAAAGTTATTAGATAAAATGGGCGATGACGGCAGCGATGAATTTAAAGCATTGAGCCAAGCTGCATCTGATACAGAAAAGCAGATAGAGGAGATGAATGGGGAGTTAAAAAAGACTAAGAAAGGTTTTGACGATACCTCTAAAGCACAAAAAGAAGCTGGCAAAAGCAGTAATATATTTTCTAAAGGTCTAAAAGCTGTCGGAGTAGGTCTTAAAGCGTTAGGTATAGGAATTGTAGTTGGTGCTATTAAGCTATTTTATGACGCTATTTCTAAGAATCAGCGAATAATGGACGCACTCAGTACGGCTTTAGGTACTATCGGTGTATTGTTTGAAAAACTTTTTGGCGTAATATTTAACGTAGTTGATACTGTATCTAAGGCAAGTAATGGCTTTAGTGGATTAACTGCTGTTATGAAAGGGTTGCTTACTATTGCTGTAACTCCTCTAAAACTTGCATTTGACGCTATTGTACTAACTCTAAAACAAGCCCAGTTAGCTTGGGAGCAATCTTTTTTTGGTGGTAAAGACCAAGAAAAAATAAAACAACTCACAAAGGATGTTAAGGATACTCAAGAGTCAATTAAAAAGACAGCAGAAGAAGCAGTAAAATCTGGCAAGAGTGTAGTCGATAATATGGGCAAAGCTGTATCTGAGATTGGTGGCGTTGTTGGTGGAGTTGTAGAGGGTGTGCAAGAAATTACAATCAAAGGTGCTTTTGAGATAGCCAAGGCAAATACAGAACTTAAAAACTCAGCAGCTATTGCAGCGGCACAACAAGGGTTATTAATAGAGAAATATGACAGACAAGCCGAGAAACTAAGACAAATAAGAGACGAGGAACGAAATAGTATTGCAGAACGTAAAAAAGCAAATGACGAGTTAGGCGAGGTCTTAGACGAGCAAGAAAAGGCTATGATTGCTCAAGCTGATTTACAAGTAGCAGCAGCAAGTGCAGCAGTACAAGCAAATAACAATACTGAAACGCAAGTAGCGTTAATTGAAGCACTCGCAAATAAGCAAGGAGTATTGGCACAAGTTGAGGGATTTAGGTCTGAACAAAAAGCAAATGATAACGCTTTAGATAGAGAAAAAATAGAAATAAACAAATCTTTGGCTGACTCTGAAGCAGATTTAGCTTACCAAAGGGAGATATTTAACGCACAACAAATTAAAGATAAATTAGAACAAGCCAAAAAAATACAAGAGATTGAAGACAAAAGAATGCAAGATGAGATGTTAAGGCTTGAGACAATAATAGAAGCCACTAAGCAAGGGACACAAGCCCAAGCAGACGCTCTTATCGCTTTAGATGTATTTAGAGAGGAAAGCAGACAAAAGAATATAGAGGCAAATTTAGCGGTTGCTGAAGCTGAAGTTGAAGCTGATAAGACAGCAAAAGCTAAAATAAAAAAAGCTGATGAGGATGCGGAAGAACAAAAAGAAGAATTAAAAAAAGCTGCTATGCTTGCAATAAACAATATTGCAAATCTTTTGGCTTCTGGTAATGAAAAACAACAGAAAAAAGCATTTCAAATAAACAAGGCTGTAAGTTTAGGACAAGCAATACAAAATACTGCACAAGGTGTTACTAAGGCTTTTGGTCAAGGTGGTGTAGCTGGTTTCGTTACTGGTGGTTTAGTAGCTGCTGCTGGTGCTGCTCAGATTGCTACAATAGCTAAGACTAAGTTTCAAGGTGGAGGACAAGGCGTAGAATCTCCAAGCAATTCTCAAGTTAATCAAGCACTTGGAGGAGGATTAGCTGGGATACAGCCCAGAGGATTTACAAGCCCACTTATAGATTCAGATATACAGCCTACCAAAGTTATAGTAACTGAAACAGATATACGCAACGTATCCAGAAACGTAGACGGAGTTTATAGCAGAGCAACGGTAGTACAGTAAATTTCCTCTTTTTGGCATTATAGGTATATATAAGTAGATGGACTTACCTTTTATCGAATTTAAACTTACTGACGAAGTTGAGGGACTTCAAGCGATAGCTTTAGTAGATAGACCAGCAATAGGTCTAAACTACCAAGCATTTGCCCCACATAAATTTGAGGTAATAAACGAGGATAAGCGTATTGTAATGGGAGCTGCTATGATTCCAGACCTACCTATTTATAGAAGAGATGAGAGAGGTGAGTATTACGCTATCTTTAAAAAAGAAACAATAAAAGCACTCGTACAAAAGCTATTCAAAGAGAATAAGCACAACGTATTTAACGAGGAGCATAACGCATTTAAGATATTAGACGGCGTTTATATATATCAATCCTTTATAACTGATGCAGAGTTAGGCATTTCAGCCCCCTCTGGTTTTGAGAATGTAGCTGACGGTACTTGGTTTATTGCAGCTAAAGTAGAGAATGACGAAGCTTGGGCAAAGGTTAAAGAGGAAGGTATATTAAAAGGCTTTAGCGTTGAGGGTGTTTTTGATTTAGAACCGTATAAATTTAAACAAATGAATAAATTAAACTTAGAGAGCGTAATATCTACGCTAAAATCTGTGTTCGCAGATACTGAGGTAGAGGAAACTACGGAGGGAAACTTCGCAGAAGCTACTTTAGTTGACGGAACTATTGTAAGATGGGAAGGCGAATTAGCTGATGGAACTGCTTTAGTAGTAGTTATGCCAGAAGGTGAAGTTGCTGCTCCAGATGGAATTCACGAATTATCAGATGGGACTTTAATCGAAACCGCTGGAGGACTTGTTGTAAACATCGAGGCTGCTGGTGAGCAAAAGAAAGATGAAGAGGAAATGTACGACAATGAGTTTACTACTGAAATGGTAAACGAATTAATCGAGAAAGCAGTAGCTAAATATGCTGAGGCTTTTACTGCTTCCTTAGAGCTTGTAAAATCTGAGAATGAAACTTTGAAAGCTGAATTAGCTGAGGTTAAGAATTCTAAAGAAGAGTTAAAAAATGAGTTTTCTGCTACACTCAACAAAGTAGGAGAGGAATTAGAAGAGATAGCCAAGTCTGAGCCGTCAACTGCTTCTAAGCCACAAGAATTTAAAGCACTAAGTAGAGCAGAAAGAGCAGCTCAAATGGGTGCAATTATTAGAGCAAATAAATAAATAAAATAGAAAAATGAGTTTTGATGTATCAAGTTTAACTAATTACGTTAACGAACAATCGACAGACCTTATCTCAAGACTATACTTTGAGAAAACGTCAAGCGACTACTTCACGCTACAATCTGGAGTAAAAAAGACTGACGCTTTACACCTTTTGGCAGTAACTGCGTTTCCACAAGACGGTAGCGGATGTTCTCCTACTGCTTCTGGCGATGTAACTTTCTCAAACAGAGATTTAACAGTAGGTCAAATTACTTACTTCTCTGGGTTTTGTATGAAAGACCTTATCCCTAAGTACACACAAATCTTGCTAAGAGCTGGAAATGGTGAAACTGAGGATATGGCTTTTGAAGCTGAGGTTGCTGATTCTGTAATTAAAACAATTATGGAGCATAACGAGACTGCTGACTGGCAAGGAGACACTACTTCTGCTAATGTTTATATTAAAAGATATGACGGTCTTATCAAAATTATTGATGCTGCAACTACTGCTGTTGCTGGTAACACTTCTTCTGCTACTGCAATCACTTCTGGTGCTTCTGGTAACGTAGATACTTTAGTTAGCGATATGGCTAATGCAAGACCAGCTAAAGTTAAATCTGCTGCTAACCAAGTATTATTCGTAGGTCAAGATACTTTTGACAAATACGTAGATACTTTAAACGCTAAGAATCTATACCACGTTAACGCTACTGACTGGGCTAACTATACAGTTTCTATCCCAGGCAAAAACGTTACTTTAGTAGGTGTAGCTGGATTAGACGGTACTAACAGAATGTTCTTAGGAACGCAAGAAAATTTCTTCTTAGGTTTTGACCTTCAAAATGACGAAGAGGAATTCGATATGTGGTACGACAAGAAAGACGATAAGGTATATTACCGAGTTAAATTTAAAAGAGGATTACAAGTAGCATACCCAGACGAGATAGTACAATTTACATTAGCCTAACCCTTTAAAATAGAATAAAGATTATGGCGTGTAATTTAACAACTGGTTTTTCGGTAGGATGTAATGACTCAATCGGTGGTGTAGCAGAATTCTGGATAGCAAATTTGCCAACAGATTTTGCTGCTAATACTGATGGAAGTGGAGAGGTGACTGGACTTGTAGGAACTGGACTTGATTATCACAAGTTTGAGTGTACTTCAGCCCAAGGTGCTTCTTCAGTAATGAATGACAATCCAACCGTTAACGATGCAAACGGAACAAGCTTTTTTGACCAAACTGCGACTTATATTCTCAATAAAATGGAGAAAGCTAAGCGTAATGAGGTTAAAATGATAGCAAGAGCCAAGATGAGTATTATTATCAAGGATAATAACGGTACTTACTGGCTAATGGGAGAGACTAATGGAGTAAGATTAGTTTCTGGCGAGAACGGAACTGGAACAGCTTTAGGAGATAGAAACGGATACAGCCTTTCTTTCCAAGCACAAGAGCCAGAGCCAATGCCAATAGTAACTGCTACTATTCCAACTACATAAGAGATAGTCAACTCTAAATGACATCATAGCCCACTACTTAGCGGTGGTGGGCTTTTTTTAAAATATCAAAATGGACATAATAAATAAAGACGCAACAAATTATATTTATTGTAACATCTCGAACGAGGTTGTAAATACTTACTACACTATGTCTATTCAAAGTGCTGAGTACGAAGTAAACGCTACTCTTGCAGCTCCAGTAGGAGTAAATAATAGGTATGTTAAATTTACGTTAGTTGAGGGTACACAAGACCTTCCTAACGCTACAATAGAACTACCTAACAACGGAGATTATCCGTATAAGATAGTAAATGCCACTACATTAGGAGGAACAGAGGGGATAGAAATACACAGAGGCATATTAAGATTGAAACAACCACAAGAAGTCGTATATTCGTACACAGACGAACAAAATACTTACATTTATGAATAAGTTTCCAGTAATAACGGAATTTGCTTCACAAGAAGTGCCTAAGTTCTTAGAAAAAAAGAATAAAAATATAGTTTGGTTTGGGGTAGATAATATGTACCCTTACGAGCTTATTGACCTATACAACGATAGTAGCACCCACAACGCTATTATTAACGGTAAAGTAGGCTATACGGTAGGCAACGGATTAGAGGGGCAAGATTTAGAGACTAAGAAATGGTTAAGCCAAGCTAATATAGACCAAGACTGGACTTCTTTAATGAAGAGTTTGTCGTTAGATTACGAGATATTTAACGGCTATGCTATTGAGGTTATAAAAACTAAGGTAGGAAACCAATATCACCACATAGATTTTGCTAATATTAGAGTAGGGTTAGACGGCTCTTTACAATATGCAGACGATTGGATTACTGATAAAGGTTTAAAAAACTCTAAGCCAGACATTCAGTATTTAGAAAGATATAATCCGAGAGACCCAGAACAACAAAGAGGAGTTATTTATCACGTTGATTATAGACCTAATTTTAAATATTACCCTTTACCAGTTTATGTCGGCTCACTTGCAGAGATTAAGACGGATGTTCAGATAGGCGATTATTGGCTTAATGAGGTAGAGAATGGCTTTGTAGGTGGAACTTTAATACAGCACAACAATGGAGTGCCAGAAACCAAAGAAGAAGCAGAGGCTTTTGAAAAGGCATTCCAAGAAAAATTCGGCAAGGCTACTGGTACAAAAATAGTACACTTATTTAGCCCAGCTAAGGACAATAGTAGCGAGATTACGAGCCTAAATGGTAACGACTTGCACGAAAGATACACAGAGATGTCTAAGCGTGTTAAAGAATCTATCTTTATTGGGCATAGAGTTACTAACCCTATCTTGTTTGGAGTAAAAGAGGAGGGTCAATTAGGGGCAAGAAACGAGCTTGACTTAGCTTATGAGATATTTACTAATACTTATATCGCTGAAAGACAAAATACGCTGCTTAGAACTATTAAAAAGTTAGCATTTTACGAGATACAAAAAACAGATATTGAGATTGTACCATTAAAACCTATTGACGTTATAGATTTAACAAGTGATATTATTTTAGCTAATCTTGACAGAGAAGAGATTAGAGAGCTTATTACTGACCAAACTGGATTAGAGCTTAAAGATGCTATTGAAGAGCCAGTAGAGATGAATGACGACTGTGGATGCGATGAATTTAAAGAGCCTTGCTGGAATGGATACGAAATGATAGGAATGAAACTTAAGAATGGAGTTTTAGTGCCTAATTGCGTACCTGAAAAGATGAAGCAAGACCTTGCTAAAATTGTTAGAGACGATAAGCCTTTATTTGATACAATACAAGAAGCAGAAAGCGTAGCTCAACAAATAGGTTGCGAGGGTTATCACGAACACAATATAGACGGAGAGACTTGGTATATGCCTTGCTCTACTCATTCGGAGATAAATGACAAGAATTTAGAGGGGTTTAATGCTATAACAAAATTTGATACTTATAACGATTATCCTAAAGCAGCGAGTAGGAACGCAAAAGCAGCTTTAAATTGGGCAGATAAGAACGGCTGGGGTAGCTGTGGTACGGCAGTAGGTAAAAAGAGAGCAAATCAACTCGCAAACGGCGATAACATAAGCAGAGATACAATAGCTCGTATGGCAGCTTTTGAACGGCATAGACAAAACTCTAATAAAAAGTTAGGCGATGGATGTGGTAGATTGATGTGGTTAGCTTGGGGAGGCGATGAGGGTATCGCTTGGGCTAAGAAAAAGCTAAAGCAGATAGATGCTGGTAAGATGTCTGCTTGTAGTTGCTTTTCTAAGGACGAAGATATAAGCCATTTATTTGACAATATAGGAGTACCAGAAAAAGACTATGAAATAGTTGAAAGTTTTAATATAAATTTTGATACAGACGGAAGCCCTATTGAGTTTGCAACTGAGGAGCAAGGTATATTACAAAGGGTATTAAAAACAATACTTACAAACCCTTTAATTGCTGCAAGTGGTATATCTGAAGTCTTAGGATTAAATTTCGAGCAGTTAGTTGGAGCAGTAAATATTCTAAATACTTCTGACTTAATTACAATAGATGGAAGTGATATAGGTTTAACAGATGTAGGAGAGAGAGTAGCAAAAACAATAGACGTACCAGAAACAGAGGTTAAATATAGGTATCAACTAAGACCAGATGCACCACCTTTAAAGGGAGAATCAAGAGATTTTTGCCGTAAAATGATGGCTAAAAAGAGGCTATACTCAAAAAAAGAAATTGACGTTTTAAGGAATGATATGAAGTCAAGTGGAATAGCAGATGTTACAGATGTTTGGTTAGCACGAGGTGGTTGGTATAGAAAGCCAGAAACATCAACTTCAGTACCATACTGCCGTCATATATGGAAACAAGTAATCGTTAGAAAAAAATGATATTAATAATTAGTCCAGCATTTGCAAAAGAAAATACAGTACTGCATTATAATGTAGACGATGGCTATTTAAAGCCGTTAATAGACAGTATACAAAATACGTTTATAAGACCTATATTGGGTAGTGCTTTATTTGACGAGATATTAACTCAAATTAAAACTAATGCGGTTACTACTTTAAACGAAACGCTTATTAAAGAGTATTTGCGAGATGCTCTTAAATGGGAGGTTTGCCATAAGTATACCAGGATTGGAACGTACAAACTACGCAATAAAGGTGCTGGAACTAAGTCTGGAGATAACTTTACACCACTAAGCGAAACTGAGCTTGTAACAGCTAAGAGTATATTTAAAGACAATGCAGATTTTTATCGCAGAAAATTGCAGTTATATTTGAAAGAAAATGAGGATAGCTACCCACTTTATAAAACTCCACCTGCTGGATTAGATGTGGTACACCCAGAACACGACACTAAATGGAGAAGCCAATTTATACTGTAAGAAAGGAAGAGAAATTAGAGAAATATGTCAAAAAGTTTAACCATAAAGAACATAAGGACGATAATGGAGGGTATAAAGTCAGAACATCCACAGATAAACACAATCCTAAAAGGTAATATTTGGGACGTAGATTTAACAAAAGATGTTACTGGAAGCTACCTTATATACGATATTGTCAATATTACTCCTAATGGGTTTAACGGAATAGACTACTCGCTTGATATATTCTTATGCGATAATGTGACTGAGATAAATACAGAGTCAAACGAGGTGAGCGTTCAAAATGAGTGCTGCTTAATCGCTCTGGATATTATGAGCATATTTGAAAACTATAACAAGGCAAGTTATGCCGACAAAGATTTAGCTTTGGTTTTGAATAAGAACTGGAGCATACAACCATTTACCGAAAGATTCGATAGTTTATATAGTGGAGCTGCGATTAGTATGTCGCTAAGCTCTGCATATGGCTACGCAAGATGTAAAATACCAACATAATAAAAAAATGACAACAACTGAATTACAACTATCAAGAAATGGACAGAAATGCGTAACTGGAGATGTTACCTTTACTGCTAATGACAAAGTAGCATATATCGTAGTAAATGCGGATGCTACCTTTAGTAATCTAACCGACCAAGCTGACAATAATATACTAACAGAAAGTGCCTTGGGTGGCGTAACGCTATCTACTGGTATGATTATATCTGCTAAAAATGGTGGTATGATTAAAAGAGTTAACGTATCGAGTGGGTCTGTTTTAGCTATATTCGGTTAAGTGTATAGCTACGGATACCAATACGGAAGCAAGACTAAACGGATATCGGAAGGGCAACTGATATTTGAAGAATATGAGGTGCGTGTAGAAGCCGATGGAGGAGTAGTAGAAAACAGAAGCTGTGTAATTAGAGATTTAAATAAATTAATATGAGTACGATAGATAAGGCAAGTTTAATCCAGATACCAAGCGGATATAAAAACGGAAAACTATACTCGGTAAAACCTACTCCAAGCTATGGTAGTGAGTTGGTTACTAATGGGGATTTTGCAACTGATAGTGATTGGACTAAAGGAACGGGTGTTACGATTAGTGGGGGTAAAGCAAATTGGATAAATACTATTAATAATGTAGGTGTTACACAAAGCGGAATAATGACAA